ATCTGCTACACACGGACGTAGTTAGAGCCGAACGCGGACGGTCTTATGTGGATATAGATGGGATTCTGTATTGGAAGCGAGGATTAGATGGCAAGCATCGTAATCGTAATAACTACATGCAGTTTGCCATGACACCAGAAGACGGTAAGAAGTATGTCGTATATTACCCGGAAGGATTTAAAGACAATGACTTATGATGGTCCCGGAAACGCATTTGCTATATAAGGAGTTTAATGGTGTAAAACGTCTTGCCATATCTTATTCCCAGATAGATACGTTTCTTACCTGTCCAATGAAATGGTATAAGACTTACGTAGAGGGCAAAAGGTCTACGGAAAAACAAGAAGCTACGTCTTATGGTACGGTTATCCATAAGACACTGGAATACTTTTTTAAGAACGGAAGACAGCCTTCTGGTAAAGACCTTGGAGAAGCAATAAGTTACTATGCTTACCAGGAAGACATACCTTGGCAATCACCGGAAAATATGATGATAGCCATGAAGCAATCTGGAGAGCTTCTTGCTTGGATTGTAGATCTATTTAAAAAAGACGGGAATAGGTTTATGATAGCTGATAGTGATCTTAATCCCTGTGAGAAACTCATCAGACACGGTGCCATAATAGGAGTCGAAGAGGATTTTGTGCTACCGTACCGTCTTCCTAAGCCTGTTAACATAAATGGAGTAATTCATACTCATGTGTACATAGTAGGATCGGTAGACCTTCATCTGGCTATAAAAAGCAAGAACGTAGTTCACCATTATGTCATAGATTGGAAATCAGGTAATAAGGTTTTTGATTCTAAGAAGTTGGAAACGAATTTACAGCATCCTATATATTCATTTTACATCTATAGAAAATATGGTGGAGTTCTGCCAGATATGAACATCTATTTCTTTACCAGAACCAGGCAGTACCAAAAGGTTAAGGTGGATGAGGAACGTAAAACAAAATCTATAGAGATGCTAAATGACACTTTATCTAAAATGTATGATTTTGAAGATAATAGTGTAAAATCATTTCAAGCGTACATCCAGGGAGCAGAAGGAGCCAGGTATAGCAAGCGGCGCGCCACCCTAAGTCAGCCTGTTCCGCAAAACAAGCTGCCCTGCCCGTCAGCACTGTGTTATTATTGTGACTTTGGATTACATAACAAAAACGAATGCCCTTTCTCTTCGGATTGGGATCCGTCTAAAAAGATAAAACGATGAAATACGAGGATGTTCAAAAGTTAAGAACAAAATACCGGCAAGATCCGGAAGTTATAAACTTGACATACATGAGAGACGTTGCTGTACGATGCGGGAATTTCAAGAAAGCGTTTGAGCTTCAGGAGAAGCTGGAGGATATATGGTTCAACTATTTAAAAGGAGTGTAATGAAAGAAGATCTAATATGTGGAGTAGCGATCCTTTTGTATTTAGTTTTATTATACTTACTCACGACAGCTTTCATAAAAACAGGTAGAGCAGTAGATCGTTATAAGATGAAGAAGAAAACTGACAAAATCAAAGTAGGTCAAAGATACGAACATAAGAACTACTTTGAGGATCCATTTGAAAGAGGCAAGCATGTGATTAAGATATTAGACATAAAAGAAGAGTACGCTCTATATGAGTACGAAGAAAAACTATATATACGTTCTTCTGTGAGTCTTGAAGATATTGCTAAAAGATATGTTTTAATTACTGATATAAAATAAGGGATTATGGAAAAGAAAGTCGCAATCAAAGAAGGGATGGATATTTTTTACAAAAATGCAGGGAAAGGTATATGGGTCTATATTGGACTTTTTGGAAATAAAGTGCTATCCATTTTAAAAAACAAAGGTGTTATTGCATGCGAAAACGATGCTGAATATTGCGTGTTGATGGATGGAGAAGATCATTTCATAAGTATAGCAAAAGACATGAGTCACGACTATTGTTGTGAGTACGTTGTAGAAAGAGCAGAAGCCTACAGAGACTACCCCTCCAAAGGTGCTACATGCAGTGTATGCCTGTTTGAAGATAATGAGAATAAAGCAAGGGAGATGTTAAAAGAGGCGATAATAGAACTTTCAAAAAATAATATAATAGATTGTGATGGGCTTTGAACTTAGACCTTACCAGAAAGAAGCAGTAGATGCCGGGCTTAAGTTTCTTACAGGAAGATCTAAAAAGCCTGGCATAATAGTAGCCCCATGCGGAGCGGGTAAGAGCCTTCTGATATCCAAGATAGCACATGAGATAAATAGACCAACGTTAGTATTGCAGCCATCAAAAGAAATTCTGGAGCAGAATTATGCTAAGGCTGTATCGTTTGGCTCCGAACCTACTATATACTCTGCCTCATGTGGCGTAAAGGAATTATCGGCTATGACTTATGCTACACTTAAAAGCATAAAGAAAGACGTAGCAAGGTTGAAAGATACAGGGATAGATACCTTATTGATAGACGAATGTCATTCAGGATATTCTCCTGAAGAAGGTTCTGAATTTATGGAGTTTATGAGCGAGTTTCCCGAGGCGAAGGTGCTGGGCTTCACCGCCACTCCCTGCCGCCTCAGAGCCTACAGTTCCATGCTGGAAGGAAACTATAGCAAACTTAATATGCTGACAAAAGACGAGCATAACTTCTTCAAGAAGTTAGTTCATGTAATACAAATACAAGAGCTAACTTCTCAAGGTTTTTGGTGTCCACTTAAGTACGAACGATGGTCATTTGATGAATCGGCTCTGATGTTAAACAGTACCGGAGCCGAATATACCAACGAATCTATTAAAGAAAGCATCGTACGAAATGGCTTAAACAACTCTATCTACAAGCGTCTTCTTCAGCTTATGAACGAGCGTAAAGCCATTTTGGTTTGTATGGATTCTATCGAATCATGTAATAGAATATCAGAGTTTATGAATGCCAAAATGGGAGCCATAACAGGTGTCGTAACATCGCTAACAACCAAAAAGAAAAGAGAGCAAATCATATCAGATTTCAAAGAAGGTAAGTTGAAGGTGGTTTTTAATTATTCAACGCTTGCTACCGGATTTGATTTTCCTGAACTTGATTGTGTGATGTTTGGTCGACCGACTTTCTCATATTCAACGTATTACCAAATATTAGGCCGCGCCGTCCGCATCCATCCTGACAAGAAAGAGGCGCTGATTATTGATTGCTGCGACAACATGAGGCGTTTCGGTCGGATAGAAGACTTGACAATCGAGCAATTCCCTTCTAAGGGCTGGTGTATGTTTGCCGGAGATCAACTTCTGTCCAATATAAGGATGGGTGATATTATTACCAAAGACGAGATCCTTCGCCGGGCAGCCTCGCTTAAATCTGTGAATGGAGATGGTAGGAGAGAAGACGATCTTGACAGTATAATAATGTGGTTTGGAAAATATGAAGGAATTAGATTCAAGGACATACCGGTGTCGTATTTTAGGTTCTTGGCTGAGAATATGGCAGTAAAACCAGGAGATAGAAAAGAAAAGATTATCGAATATTATAATAGGATAAAGGCATGAACAACAAGAGAAGAAAAAAAATATCGGATGTTATTAACAATGTAAATAAGTATAAAACGGATTTTGAATACATCAAATCAAAGTTGTCAGAGTTAAAGCACAACATAAATTCAGCCAAAGATGATGTTGATATGATTTTAGACGAAGAGACTGAGGCGAGAGATAATATACCTGAATCGTTACAAGACTCAGAAAGATATTGGGAATCAGATCAGGCTGTAACTTATATGGAGGAGGTGGTTGATGACATGGAAGGTATTATAAATGATTTAGATGATGTGATTTCAACCATAGATGGGAGCATTAAAACTATAAATGGTTCTATTAAAGTAAATTTGGAAGGAATAATATAAATGGAAACAAATGAATTAAGGGAAATACTTAAATTGTATGGTCTTCAACATGATGTTGTTATCAACAAGAGTTCAAGAAGGTATTCTATTATCTTAGATAATAACATAATAGGAACCAATCACGACAAAGAGAGGGTGGTTGTGTTCCGTCCTATACCGGAAGGAAAAAACACATTCTGCATGGAGCGAGATAGGTTCTACACGGAGTTTGAAGAAGCTTTTGATGACGATAAAGCCATAGAAGCTGTAAGACAATATTTTGAAAACAACAAAAATGGAAGGTTATGAACGAAAACGAAGTATTTAGATTAAAGGGCAGAATAGCCATATCCAACCTATCACGTGAGGACAAGGACATGATAAATAGCATCCTTGATGGTGTCAACAAAAAGGATGAAGATGAAAAAGGGTATGTCTATACCGTGAGAGTAAAACTAAACAACGGAAGTCTTGCACATGCTACTTTATTTTTTAAAAGCAATACAGGCCCTACATTTGAAGACTTAAAGAAGGAGCTTGATGACATGGGAATTAAAGATGATGATTATAGCGATAGCGGCATAATTATCATTAACCGCATTGTTATGAGCGGAGAAGAATTTGATCGCTTTGTAAAAAAAAGAGTGATGGACTATATTGATTAAAGCAACGATAAAACAATGAAAAAGATGGACAATATTATTATCCCGAAGGGGACAAATGTGGTTATTAACAAAGATGTTTATGCTTATAAAACGTTAGTAGCCAAAAAAGGGCTTAAGGTTGTGTGTGAAAAAGATATCAAAAAAGGAGATAAGGAGGCCACGCTGTCGTATGAAGGTCGTATGGAGATCGATATACCAGTTGATTATATACTAAAGAATGATGATGTCCTTTTCAAAGAAGGAGAATTGCTTTTTGTTAAAAAAGATTATTCTTTTAAAGATGATATTGTTCCTGGGGGAGCTATGGTCGAATTGGCAAAAGAGGTCTACAATGTAGATGTTATGGCTGTCATATACTACGAAGGGAAACAGTTTAGCATACCCTTGGATTTGTTAGAACCTGTTAGTTCAAAAAAAGACAATAATAAAAAAGAAGGGGAATCGGTGAAGAATGACATCATTGACGATAAACTACGATGGGATTTGCTTCCGATGGAAGAGATTGAAGACATTGTAAGAGTCTATCATGCCGGAGCCAAGAAATATGGGCCTAATACTTGGCAGGATCTTGACGACGGCTTTGAACGGTACCGTGCGGCGACGTTTCGACACATGATGGCGTACCTGAAAGGAGAGAGAATGGATAAAGAGACGAACGTACACCATTTAGCTGCGGTCGCATGGAATGTGATAACTATGTTGTGGTATGATAAACACGGAAAAGGATTAATACCATTAAATAAGGAGGAAAAGAAATGACAAAAGAACAAATGATTCAACTGTTAGACGACGAGTTTGATGCAATGAACAAACATAGAAGTAATATTGAAAGAATTAAAAAGGAATATTTCGATTCTGTTTATGGGTTAAAGAAGGGAGATAAAGTGAGTGTTCTTTACAAACATTCGAAAGAGCCTCTTGTTGGTTTCTTTAAGAACGTGCAAATCACGAATACTGGAACAGTTATATTTACAATCCAGAAAGCTAATAAAGAAGGAAGACCCGGAAGAGGATCTTATTTGGTGTATGAAGACGATTTGAGCGAAATCAAAAAAGTAGAATAACATGATTAGAGCAAGATTTTACATTAGAAAGGATGACTGTGACAATGATTACCGTCCAGTCAAATGGCCTATGAAATATCCATATTGGTGTAGTGCAGAATCCAGTAATTCATTTGTATTGGTAGCGTATGCTGAAGATGAAGACAGCATAAAAGAACTGTGGCCGGAGGCGTATGATATTAATATCTTAGAGAAAGATACCGAAATTAGATTCACATTAAGATTTCCTAAACCAGAATGGTATGAATTGTACGAAAGGGAATTAGAAGAATGTGATAGGTTTATATGGATTACAGATGCGTGCATGAGAGACGGTGTAATAAGAAAAGTAAAAGCTAAAATAGAAGAGTATGGTGGTCTTTTGTTAGCCGACATTCCTGATAGGATCACTTCTTATGAAATAGGAAGGGATGCTTTTGAGAGCAAAGAAGAAGCTTTAAAACATGCAGAGGAACGGAGAACGCACCTGATCGAGTCAATTAAGAAACAATTGAATGAACTTGAAAATCTAAAATTCGAATGTGATGATTAACTACGCAGCAAAAGCCAGGAAGGCTTATTTGATAAACAATTTCGATAAGATTCTTAACAGTCTTAACACACTTCATTCAACGGTTGAGACCATGACATTATTTGTAAACGACCAGGCTTATAATTACATTATTAAACTGAAGGAGGTAATTAAAGGCAGTCCTATGTATAAGCACAACATCAAGCGCTTTTTAAATGATATGGATAAGGAGATAAAGAGGTATAATGCTTCTATCTATTACATAAATAAAGAGCGTAGTGAGGTTATAGCTGACATAACACAAGTTATGGAAGACTGCCTTATGCCATACATAGACAACCTGGCCGGCTCTATAAAGGCAGCCGTGTGGTCGAAGGGCGTGTCCGAGGAGCGGACGGAAGCGGCGGTCCTGGCCCTTATCGTGTCTTCCTTGGCTCTGACATCCAGCAGACTTATTTCAGGTGGATATCAGATTATGAAAGAAATGGGTGGAGGTCAAGGTGGTAATCCATTTACGTTTATGAGCATTGATAAGATAAGACACTTATCTACATCATTATCTGATGCTATTACCGGTGGAGAAATAGCTCTTGAAGAAAAAGAAGCCAATGACATAACTAAGGCAATGGATGTTTTTATTGAGAAAATGTCTGATTCGGATATTGTTGACAAGGTGATCAGCATACTCGAAGAGGCAGAATCTAAAAACAAGGAGGAACGATCATGAATTACTTAGATGGGTACGTAGAAGAGGTTCTTTCCGAGCCGTATTATGATGATTACGGATCGGGAATTTTCAGGTGGTGGGTGAAAGTATCTTACGTTTGTGAAGGCATAGGAGCTGTCACTACCTTAATGTTTGATACGAGAGAAGAAGCTGAGGCTGTAAAACCAGGTTACAAATTTTTATGTTGAAAATAATATGGTGCAAAATAACATTAAAAATAATAGATTCTATTCTGTAATACGAATGGAATATGTATCTTAGACATATGATTCATAAATAACATTTAATGTATTAAAAATAATGAGATTAGCATACAAGTTCAACATAGGAAACAATGAAAATATATCATCTCTGTGCAAGATTAGCAATAACTTGTACAATCAGGCGTTATATATTTTCAGAGAAACACTTTCTAAAGAAGATAAGTGGTTATCCTATTTTAAACTTGATGCTATCATGAAGAATACCAAGAACTTAGATGGAGACATTAATTACAGATTACTAAAGGCTCAATGTTCTCAACAAGTTCTTCGTATTCTTGATAAGAATATAAAAAGCTATTACAAATCGGTCCAAGATTACAAAAAACATCCTAATAAGTATAAGAAAAAACCAGGTCTTCCTAATTACAGGAAGAGAGGTTCTGAGTTTAATTTGTATTACACGAGTCAGAGTTGCAAAATAAAAGATGGGAAAATAATCCTATCAAAAAATCTTTCAATAGATATTCCTCAATATGAAAAGTATTCTGATTTGATTAAAGATTTTAAACAGATTAGAATAAAATCATTAGCGTGTGGATATAAGATAGAAATCATTTATGAGGTAAAAGATACTGAAGTATCTAAAGGTAGGGAAGAAAAAGTTGCTTCTATTGATTTAGGAATAGACAATCTTGTAACATTAGTTAGTGAAGATTTTACCTATCTTTTTAGCGGTAATTTTGTTAAATCATATAATCAGAGATTTAATAAAACACTTGCTAAATTAAATAGCATAAAGGATTTACAAAAGATAAAAGGAACAACAAAACGAATAAAGAAATTATATTATGATAGAGAACAGTACATAGAAGATGTTTTTCATAAAATCAGTAGAAAGATAGTTGATTTGCTTATCGATTCCAAGATAACAAAATTAGTTGTAGGCTATAACAAGGGATGGAAAACTGGAGTAAACATGGGAAAAAGAAACAACCAAAAGTTTACACAAATCCCTTTTGCGAGATTGGTTAGTTACTTAGAATATAAATGTGAATTAGCTGGTATTGAAATAGTTATTCATGAAGAGTCATATACTTCAAAATGTGATTTTCTTGCATTTGAGAAGATAGGAAAACATGAAAACTATTTAGGAAAAAGGAAGAACCGAGGATTGTTTCAATCTTCAGTAGGAAAACTCATAAATGCAGATGTAAATGGAGCATTAAACATTATGAGAAAAGTAGTCGGTGATTCCTGTGAATCAATTCGTAGGATAATCGATAGAGGGTTATTGTTTAACCCGGTAAGGATTACGAATGTATTTTGCTAAGAAGTACATTTTGAAACTTATAAAGAAATGTAATAAGTTTTATTTAATTTAATATTTTTCATAACATCGGAGATTCTATTAAGATCGTAAAAGTGAAATAATATGGAAAAGAATTTAAAACTCGTATGTCCAAAATGTGGCACCCCTCACCAGCCTCATTCTCCACACACGATGGATGCAGATGGATTTGAAAGGTGTGAGATAAGGACTGTCATGGAAGACAGGGGGTGGTGCTACGAATGCTCTTTTTGGCAAAATATGTACGACAAGCACAAAGACGATCCAGGATGGGTTAGGATAGACGGTGAAAGCTGGGTGCTTAAGCCTATGGTGGAAAACGTACCGAGCGGATGGAACAGCCTTGGATGTGGTGGAAGAAAGATGTATATCAATATCGAAGGGAAAGGCATTGTTGTATCAAATAACTGCTGGTGCCAAGGTGATGTTTCGGACGCATTCAAGGATCTTATGCCTGATAATGCTACTTGGGCTACGAAGGAGGAATTTGACAAAGCTCCTGTAGTAGGATATATTGTAGAAGGTATTGGTTTAGTTTTCACAGATAGGGAAGGTCATGAAGTTAATGCTTAGAAACTTGTTTCATATTCCTCTTAGAATAGTTGAAAGGAAATTAACTAATGGGGAAGTAGAATATTGATGCCAATATCAAAACATTTTTGGGAAATGGAAAAACAGGATAAAATACGATATGTTTGGCATGTCGTGTTATGCTGTTTTTTATTCATTCGAAGATGCGTATGAATTTAATTATGGTAAGAACAAAGAAGAAAAGGTAAAGGTAGTGGACTCTTGTTACAAGAAACGGTTTTAATAATTATGGCACCAATAGTTCTTGGTGCCATAATTATTTTTTTTATTTGAACTCATATCGCAATTGTTTGGTTATAGTATTATTATATACAGGGTTATATCTATCAGAAGGATCTATTAGATACAGGTTTACGTCAGCTTTAAATACTATGTAGCTATCATCTTGTATATTAGACTGAATATGTATTATAGAAACAGTGTTTAACGATACTGTATTATTAAGTCTACCTTCTATATTGACATTGCTATCAACAACCCCCAGATTCCATTTTGAATCATCCTTGTAAAGAGCTTTATAGGTAGGGCTGCCAGGTGTCCCTTCATCTGTCTCCTCTTTTATTTCGTAGGTGTAATTCAGGTTATATAATCCAGGAACAACATTGTAAATAGACTCTGGAGCGTGATTATGATAAACTTTATATTTTTTGTAAGTAATAGGAGTAGAAACAAGAACAAAGTTAATGACAGGCAAACTAACGTGTAGAATATTATAATCATTTCCATTTTGTGGAGAAACAATTATAACTATTTTATCTAATCCTTGAATATCTGTACTATTTTCAGTATATGTATCTATCAATTCTCTATTATCAGAGGGCACGCCCCCTGAGATACTAATAGAAGAGATGGTTGGTTTTGGAGTAACGTAAATCAAAGAACTGGAGCTTACGACACCTACATTTTTTCCATCTACGAATATGGTTCCGCCTATACAGTTACTATTTATTACATATTCGTATAGCTTAATATCATTTTCGTATCTTCTTCTCATAATTTCATAAAATTAATTCACTAAAAGGACGGACATAATGTGAACTACCCCTTGAACCTGTATCCAAATGATCTCCTTGGATGTTTATATCATAATACCACGAATAGGTAAATTTTTCATTTCGAGTGGATGTCCACATTCTATTACTCATTATCGTACCTCCTACCATTAAAAGGCATTCGTTTATTTCATTAGCATACAATGATATCAAAAAAAACTCTCCGGCGCCACCTACATATCCATTTTGACCATTCTTAAATAAATAGCTATTAGCTTTATTAAAAGCGTAATCTGTATTACTGGTATCATATTCAAGATACGCATTCTGATTTTCACGCCCCCAATAATCCTTTTTAATAGTTCCAATATGAGAACTATCTTGTGCAAATATATTGTCTATTTTTCCATCCTTACCCCAACGAGATGTGCCAATATATTCGGTGGCTATAACAAAACACACTTTATCTACAAGAGCTATTCCATTGCATAGATCATTGGAATATCCTTTATTAGACCAATTTTCTTTTGTATATAATCCTCCATCTACATGTTGGATGTATATGCCTTTATTGATTATAAGCGAGGGATTTACCCCCCATCCCTATTTGAAATCTTCTTCTCATTTTTTTTTGCAAGATACTATTTTTTTTTCATAACAAAAGAAACCGGTTCCCTATCATCTCTGACTGAGAACCGGTAAGAAAACAATTTCAGAAAAAATAAACCTACAAACTTTTCAAGTAAGAACAAAAAACGTACAATCTACTCTTTGACGATGCTAATATAGCATATTGGAATCATACCAAAACAATGCAAGTCCGATATTCTTCGTCTATTTGTAGCTAACATCATCGTCTCCTTCCGAATCAGGAGTGGCGCCGATGAAGAACATCATTGACTTGTTGTTCGTCTGCTGCCACCAATTATAGGCGCGCGCTACGTCTTCCGGCGTCTTGATATTATACCATTGTTTGATAAACGTCTGTTTGGCGAGTTGCCTAAATAACTTAGACTCTCCCTTGTATGTACCGGATGTTACTTTATCAAGTGAATAATTCCTAAGATCGGTAAGATCCTTCAGCTTCCGTCCCATAACAAACGGGTCGTTAATGATATCTACAACGTTAAGCTCCATAATAAACGGCATCTGTGAAGCTATTTCGTTTATGGTTCTGAATCCGACATAGGATCCAAATTGAGTAAGCCAACTTTCTTCGTTTTCATCATCATCACGCCATCCGGCAAGAAGCATAGATACGGCTTGCATGATAAGGAACGTGCCGGCATAGACACTGAGACGTTTGAGATTGGTTTTTTCTACCTCATTCATATTGTCTTTATTTTCGTTCCAGGCATCTATGATGTTTTTCATACCAGACTCGGAAGCCAGGCTAAATGTTTTGGCTATCATATTCTTTAACGTAATTGACAACCCTTCCTCTTCTTGCATTGTTTGGAAATTGAAGCCACGTCTTTTCCACAGACGTTGAGCCGCCAGCACCAACCATCCTCGGTGGGCGGTCATGAACCTGGCTATCCAGTTGCGCGATGCGGCAGTTCGGTTTTCTTCATTCAAAGATCCGTTACATATCTGCGACAAGCTACGGACTTGATTTCTGGTTATAGCCATCTGGGTTTCTACTTCCTCAACAGTAACACCCGATCCTGGCTTTACAACCACCTTCCCATCCACGACGTCTACCATACTCCATAAAGTACGATCTTTTAATGCGTTCCATTCTCTTTTTATGGTACTCTGTTCTTTATTACGTTCTTTTTCCATCTTGAAATCTTGGAACGTGTAGAACCGGCCTTTGTAATAACGAACATTGTCCATAGTAGCAATCATAACCTGCGGATCAAGAGGGTAGTTCAGGATTTCCATAAAAGCATACATAGGTGAACGCATTAAGGTCCTGGCTACTCTATTGTATCCGGCACCATACATACGATTTCGGATATTGAATATCCCCATTCTCTCACCTATGACATATAATTTGCTTTTCCTATCTATGTCTCCGGTTTCTGCTATACAAGATGGCGCAAGACGTGAAAACTCAGCCGATGCGTATTTAAGGGAATCTTTGCTTATATACTGTCCTACGGCAGATTCCATGATGAGGTTGATATGACCTGTTAAGGCGCCGGTAGCTGCCACAAATGGAGACAGTGCCAAGTTCATGACCGACATAAATCTTTCAACAGCCATCATAATTCTTGTAAGGTCTACCGTATATCCTCCGATGTTCACCGTAAGTTTTTTGGTGTTCATCCTAATGCCATAATAATGATCGTTGAAGAAGTCCCTGAACATCTGATATGCTTGGGTTGCTTCAGCCTTTTTACCACCTTCAAATTGTTTATTCAGTAACATCTGCTCCAATCCTTGAGCGAGCTCTATAGACTTCTGCTTTTCGTTGTATAACGATGACTGCATCATAAGCATCGAATAAGAGTAGCCAAAATCGTGAGATACATCATCTTGGTTCTCCAATTCATATATGTAGTATTTAGGTATAGACCTAAGTCTGTCTTCCGGATCATACACTTCTCCTTGCCTGGTCTTACCATATAGAGAATCGTCTACTCTGTCCAGGCACAGATCTGATACAAAATTACGAACCGTATTTTTGAAGTTAATACCCAATCCTTCTACACGTTCTATATCTTGTTTGGATATCTGTGGAATAGCATACAGGTTCGGGCTCTGCTCTTTGTATAGATCAAGGGATTGTCTTTTTATTTCCTTGAGTTTTTGAATCATATTCCACTGCTCTACGTTTTTAGTAGCAACCTCATTACCGTCAGCATCATACTTGATACCAAAGTCATTGAAATACGATTCGTCACGATACAGGCTTTTCTTAGGCATTCGATGACCATACCCATGATCTTTTACATAATCAGGATTACGACCGCTATTTTCGGCTTCAGATTCAGCCACCCATGCCCTTGCAGGGTCGAAAGACAGGTACGATATATCCATGCCATAATCTTGGGTGGATGTACCATTTTGTACGTCCTTAACCATCTGCGCCACATCTATCTCACCTCGACCGATTTTGTCGATCATAGCCGCATATCCAGTAGGCGCCATGCGTTTATAGTACGAAAAGACCTGGCTCCTGGCAAATTCATTAACGATCGCATTAGCCTCTTCTATACCTGATTCTCTTGTGTTATTTAAAAACAAGCTGGCCATTTTAGCATTGACGGCATTCCTAAAATCTCTACCGTCTAATTCTTTGCTTATTCCAAGCTTTTCTGACAGGTAGTTGGTTTCAGATACGGTAAACAGATATCGGTTATCAGCAGCCTTAAACAGCTTATCCCTTAAAGCCTGAATCCTTTTTGCTTTCTTCGCCGTAGTATGACGTTGTACGAACTTCCATTCCACTTCCTTGGAGTCAGCAAGAGCATTTAAATAAGACTGATTTACTTCGTTTTCAGCCTTACTGCTTTTAGTAAGGTACTTATCAATATCTTCAAGACCCACCATCTTAGCATAATCTATTAAGATAGCGTAATCGGCTTCAATAGCTTCAGATGCGGCCCTAAAAGCATCTCTTTCAGATGAGGTAAATGTCGCTTCATTAATTTCTCCGATATCAGCCACATCGCGATTGTTTCCGATTATTTCCTTTATAATAGCCTTATTTTTTTCTATATCTTTTACAATCGAATCCACGTCAGTTGCATCTCTATCACTTGTCGTAGAACTAATGATGTCTTGTGCCATTTTAAGATACGAAGCCTTGTTATTTGATTCGGTACGCGCCGATTGTTCTGATTCTACGTCATTCCAAAACCGATCGTTGAATGACAGGTGCCCCCCCAACATAAGTGTCTTCAGCGCAGCTTCTCCTCCTGACTCGTTCTGAATCGTTCTCAATTTTTGCAAAAACGATTCTGATACGACATTAGTGACATTATTTGATTCCTTTCTCCAAACTTCATTTATAGCTTGTATTTCTTTGGCCATCTTAAGTTGGTCGCCGGTTTTTTCCACTCTCCTGGTTCCTACATATATGTATTCTGAAGCTGCTTCCTTACGTTGTTTACGAAGCAGTCCTTCTTCTTCGTAGTTACTACTCTTATAGTAAGCAACCTCATCAAAATTACCATTGCTATCAATAAAAGGCTGCCTCAATATCCGCTTCTGCCGAGAAAGAGCATTAAGGTATTCTTTGGTTGTTTGAGAAACCGGATGCCCTAATTCTTCTTCGGCCTTTTTGTATATGGATTCCATTCTTGTGGCATAACTTTCACTAAATTCCAGTTCTGAATTTTCAGCATCCCACTTCTCCATCTGTTCTGTATAAATCTTTTCCTGCTCGATGGTAAAAATATCGGTATTAACCCTATCGGACGACGGTTTAAATTTAGCGTTCTCGGTAACCGTATTTCCGTCCTTGTCAACTACTTCTCTTTTAAATACGTAATTACGGTTATTGTCAACCACATCACCAATTTCTTCTTCTGATATCTCTATGTTCATGGCAGTCGCAAACGCTCGCATCTGCGCCAGCTTCTTATTACGATCGTATTTAGCCATATCAAGAGCACTACGAAGATAATTAGAAATTTTTCCGTCTACTTTCTGAAGCAGTTTTTCAAATTCAGATTTGTTAAAACCATGCTTTTTCGCATATGCCAGGAAGTCGGATATGGCGGGCTGGGCATTCACCATCGCATTGTAATTGTCTTTGGCAATCATAGTTCCAAGAGCGTTATTGAACGGGCTGGAAGAATGCTCTAATATACCAAACCACCTACTTATCCAAGAAACATCGTGTTGAACCTTGTCAAAAAATTCTTTTACTCTCTTTACCTTATCTGCCGGCACATGAAGTTCGTTCATTAACTTATCAAGCAACGTGCTTTCATCAAGGTCTTGTACTGATTTAATATCAGACTGAATACCATTGATGTCTGCAATGACGGTATTGATCCTATTTGTATAATCCTGCTTTTCACGTTCATCAAATTCGGTACTTCTGTTACGGATATATCCTCGAAGATCGTTCATGATCGGAAGAACCTGATTGTTGATAATATCTACGTTCTTTCGATCATTGGTATTGAAGTGAAGCTTGCCGTCTTTGGTATCACCATGAAGGATGGTGTTCACCACATTGCTTAAGTATCTAACCTGAGCTTCGGCTGTGGAGATCATGCTGTTCATGGCAGCCGCCATCTCATTCTTGTCTATTTCGGTCTCTACCTTATTTATCTTATCTTCTATGGTCTTAAGCTGAGCAAGGGTCATAGACGTAGTTACAGCCCTATCAGAGCTTATCTGACGTAAGTCTCTTAACGTTTTTCTCAATGCCCTGATTTTAGACTCAAGAAACTTGTTCTTGTTCATAGAAGAAAGGGAGTATAATGTAAAGTCATTATCCTTCAAAAGAGAAGTATCAAATCCTTTATCTATGTCGGTAATAGCAAGATCACGAATATTTTTAATAACGTTATTCAAATCCTGTCTTTGGGTTGATAAAGCTGATTTAAGCCAGTTTACAATTCCAGAGAGAAGCTGCCGGACGCGCCCCAGGAAGGAGGTAGGCTCTACCGGCGCCTGTGCTGTGCCGGTCTGCATCTCCCTGGCGAGGATCTTTCCAAGAATTTCTCTCCTAACAGCATTATCAAGTTCAGAGCCTTCATATACCTTACCGTATGTATTATAATACTGACTTGCATACTGATTCCATTCTTCAGTGCCTTCTACATCTTGCAAAACAGATTCAACAGCATTCTGATCTCTGTACGCCTCTACGAGAAAGTGTGCTGTTTCTTCTACTAAGTCAGACAAAGTAGCATCTTCACCGACTGCTATTACGTTATTGGCAATATCCGCCAATGCCTTAGCAGAAGGTTCGTGTCCGTATTTAGTTTGGTACTTCTCTATATAATCGGTCATGCCAACGACACTAACGCCCAGCGTTTTCAGTATCTCAACAATAGAATTTCGTTGATTACGTTCCTCTTGGCTATAATCCGATACGATCTTAGCTTTAGTATCAGCATAAAGATCGTTGTCTTCTAATATGAATGAAACTACAAGCGCATCAAAATGATCGTACTTGGCGTCCAATTCATTGTATCTTCCTGACTTGAGATCGTTCTTTATCTGCTCCCTGCTAACCCTTTCCGTTCCTCCGGTGGCGAGTCTCATAGTTACCTTACTATTATCCAATGAATTTATGGTTATCATGCCTTGATCATTCATGGAAACATCAGAACCAAAATGATTACGGAGCTCAGTGTAGGATAATGTTGAATTGAAAAGTCTAATTTGTCCTGTATGTCCTTCTCCTGTAAGATAATAGCTTCTTGTTTCCGGATCGAATATCTTGGATCCGGACAAAAGACCTTTCTTTATAAGGTAGTTAATTATACCGCCTTTTGTTGATAAAGAAGTAGAAGCAGAAGCGGTCATGACCGGTATAAAAGATTTGGGATTATTAAGAACATACTTTCCAGCCTTGTAAGTAATGTCTGCCACGCCATCCACGGTAGATTCTTGAACGGTGCCTGATAAGAATCCTATTCTAATATCATTTCCGCCAGAGCGAAGAGCTTCTCCGTAATCTTCAAATAATTGATTACGATCGTTCATGAAAAACAAACGAGGCTCTCCAGTCTGATACGTTACACCCACAGGATTAGAATCTGCCTCTGGTAGCTCTTCTGGGCTAAATATCTTAAGACCGTCTTTTATGACCATATAATCAACACCCTTATCCTGTACCATAGATACGGGAGTGAAGTCTGAAGATATAGCATCTTGTAGATACTGGCCGGCGTCTATTCCCGGTCCTTCCGGCACGGAGATACTTGACGGAACCATAGCATCCACCAACATAATATTATCACCTAGATCTTGGCTATAGAATCCAAAGCCTGATTCTTGAATCCCATAAGGTGCATCTGATTTCGACACAAGAATAGGGTTGCTCATCTTAGAAGCCTTATCCAGCACCCTTTCTCTATAGGTCTCTGGAATAAGGTCGATATTGAATTTTACCTTATTGTAAGCCTGTTTGTTGATAGGCACATTCCTTCTCCAGTCACCAAAAGCCTTTAAGAACTTATTAGAAAATACGGTTTTAAAAACAGTAGTAGCCCGTTCCCTATTTTCCATAAGAGGAATAGATGCTATCTTATCGAATAACATAGACCTGTCCCCTGATCTGGTAGAGACAGAAACAACTTTCTTTTTATTATCTCTTTTAATAATACACGTTGATGTCATAGTAAAACATTTTTGTTATGAGACAAAGGTAATTAAAAATCAGGCACATGATAAAAACAAAGCCGTCTAACTTCCCAGTCTGACGGCTTAATATAAATATGAAAAAAAATTATAATCTGACGCAAATCGTCAAGTTACGCTTATGCATTGTATTTGTACCCATTTCTATGAATAAACCTTCCTGATTCGAACCTTTCCACATCATCCGGTCCAATAGGTCCGCAGTCTTCCCTCCTTGCCTCATACCACAGCCCAGGCTTACGGAGCCGGCAGGTTATGACGTATTTAAAGCAGTTGTGAGTAAAATGGAATACGGAGCCTACTGGGAAATACCTGGTAGTTTGAAACACTATTCTTTTTCGTTTAGTATCAAACACTATATCTCCTACTACCTTAGTTACGTAATAGCTTCTGCCATTTAACGTTTCATCTGTTTGTGGTATCCAATAATAACCTTTTGTCATGCCACAAATATATGAAAAAGTCGGATAACTTACGTACCCGACTCTATTATTTGTTTAAACAGACCAATTCCGTCTATTATAATATGACCGCTTCGCATACGACCATTATTAGGATTATAAAGAAAATTAAAACCACTTTCTTTTTCCTGTCTTTCAAAAGAACTGATATCCTTTCCTCTACGGGCTCTTTCAAAAGCTTTCTTGAACAACTTGCCTCTAAAGGTCTTGACGAGGATCTTGGTAGCGTTATTGCCGGCTTTTACCATTGCTTTCCTTGCCTGGTCCTCCGAGACAAAACTGCTTCGGAAAATATACGATGCTGCTGTTTGTATGTCCTGCTTGGTAATCATATGATAAACATTTCTTTCAGAATACTGATCTTTATTCCGTATATCAATTTCATCTCATCTCTATCATATACGTCAAAAAAGGATTCACTGGGGTCCTTTGGATTTACGTTCAATTGAATTATGCAATTACCAGTATAAACCTTAAGCCTATAATTATCGGAGTATATATCCTGCATGGTTTCAAATGTCTCAATTAAATTTTCAACAAGTGCTCTGTTAAATGAAAAAGATTCTTTACCATCACCTTTAAATGTGATATGATCTAAATCCCTGTTGTCAAATTCATACTTTAATTGATTGCCGTCCATCATATCATAAAATATTGACTTTCTGATTATAAATCCCATATTGTTTTATTTTTTAGTTAATACAAATCTTCTGAATACAATTGTTCTCTAATAGCACTCCTATCTACTACCATTTCCTGATTATTGTTTCTAACAAGTTCAGATGCTTCTTCTCTTGTTAAAAACCGATTCTTGCTCGTCAAAAATCCTTGAACACTGCGGTTTTTATGAGCAATACCATAAGCTGCAAACTGAGAAATGATAGAACAATGTCTCAATCCACAAAATACGGTTCCGGATGGTATGTTTACTGGACCGTGAGGCTTGTTCTTGTGATCTTGAACCCATATAGCTGCGCATACAACAATTTCCTTATCACACATAATTTACATATTTAAAATACCGTTTTTACCAATATGCTTCTTCTCTTCTTCAGTAGGCCATTCTTTCTTGAACTTACCATGCCACGTTCCAGGAACTACCACCACTTCGTCTCCCTTACTATATTCAATAGCGGCACATTCAGAACAAAGAGGCTTGCCTTCATATCCCTTTAGCGACTTATCGTAAATACGATTCTTACAAGGTCTTATAAGAGCCCAGTAATATGATGTGGCTGTATTATCTATACAGCCACATTTTGAACAAACAAACAAACTCATCCCGCAATCTCCCAGTCATTAGACATAATATCATGTTCGGTTGGATTCCAATTTGATGCTACTTTTTGACCTGTATCTACCATCAATATATTTACGTCAGATTCTACAATAAACATACAGATATACTTTTTACCCCAATCGATTCTTTTTATCTTACGACCTAATTTAAGCTGTTCTAAAGCCTGTTCGAATGTCATGCCACGACGAGGCAGTTTGAGATACTTTTCAAGTCTGTCGGCAGCTTCATTTGGTGTATGGCCATCGTATTCGAAAGCGGTTTCTCTTTCAGGAACATCAAACAAATCCCAGTATTTGCTTTCATAGTGATTAGATACCTGACCGGTAGGTAGGATCGCCATCACAATAAACCAATCATCAGAACCGAAGCATTTTTCTCCATCGCTGTGTCTCCTTGATTTGCAAACTTCAACCTGTCCGTTTCTGGCTAATAGATTAAAGAAGGCGGCGTTATACAACATGCGGTACCGATACAATTCATTGAAAGTATGGTATCCATCAGAGACTTCTCCCACGTCTACAGGCTTCTTGTTTTGAATACTACCCAAAATATTCTCTATATAGAGCTGTATTTTATACATACCCATTTCGGTGTGGCCGTATTTGTTCAAGATATTATTGACATCGTATTGTATATTAAAATCTTTTTCAAATTCTACTTCAGGATGATTAGGATAGTAGTAATCTACTGATGCTTCTAACACGGACTTTACGTGTTCCATTACCCTCGTAGCATCATCATGTTTAAAAAAATGCTTAATTCTTTCAACGAATTTAATATCTTCGTTGATTGCTGATTCGAACTCTTCTTTTGTCATCACTCTAATTACATCTTTTTTAAAATCGTCTAATCCCATGATTTATTTTAAATTAGTTGTTATTATACTTTTACATTTAAGATTAATGTTTTCATTATTTTGGCAAAATATTCATATAACACGGCACATCTACTACGTCTCTTCTACGGATCCGCTTATCAAAATAAGAAACCATATAAGTATTTTTACCTTCGTGATCAGGTCTGGGATCGAAACATTCAAAAACGAATCTTGTTCTACCTTCAAGATGACCAAACATGAAAACAAATTCGCCACCGTATCTTTTATTAGCCAATTCTTCTACGGTCATAATCTGTCCCCTCCTAATCCTGAATTGATGCTAACATACTTGACACGGACATCATTTCCACGTCCAAGCTGACCCCAGCCGGGCGATGGCGTTCCCTTAGCCGGAGCAGGGACAGCCCTAAGCCGAGACCAGTCCTGCTTTTGCCTCATGGCTTCAGCCTCTTTGTAATACCGGTTACACAGTTCTTGATCTTCGTAACCAACGTAATCTTCCTTATTTTCCATAAAAAATACTTTTTCAACAAAAGTACGACATTCACGAATTAATTAGATTTAAAATAAAACAATATGAATTAAAATAAAAACCCGATACGTTAAAATCGCATCGGGCCTGGTATTGAAAAAAAATAGGTTCAGATCTTGGGTAAAGATTCGAGCCAATTTTTAACATCTTTATATTTAGGGTCTTTGTCTATTCTATCTTTCAGTTCATGCAATGCTGAGTCCATAACCGTATTCGGTACGCCAATCAACTCTCCTATTAAATACAATGGGGTTTTATTCGATTTAGATTCGTGTGCTATATTCATGTCAAAAAAAAAGTTATGTGAAACAAACCGGCCACGGGTATTCTATTGCCCGCCGACCGGTATAACATTTTTATTCTTTTTTTTCCAAACGGGAAAAACGGGAATGCGGGAATCATATTTTTTACTATGGCTCCCGCACCACCGGAAGGACCTGGATCTGGATCTCAGGTCAGATCCTTCCAGTTTATTTTTTCGCCGAGGTAATCTTGCACGGCAAGCCATCTTATAAAGGCTACTCCTTCGGGAGCATCCGGATCATCCAAATACATTAACGTAGCTTTCACCAACTCGTTCTCACATTTGAAGACCTTCGGAAAACCATCCGAATAGTACATTGCAAAGACATATTGGACATCGCCCCATGTCGCTTTATCCGGCTTCTTCGCTCCGCACTTTTCAAAAATATCTTTTATTTCCGGCTGCTTCCAGATCCTCTTGGATCCATCGACGTTGACCATCTTCTTTACCGCCTCATCAGCAAGAGCATTAGAAAAATGGTAGCCGTAAGTATCTACATATTTCTGATAAGCTGGATCCTCTGCGTCTGCTCCTCAATAAGAACGACCTCTGCCACGTCCGCGACCTCTACGCATCTGAGGTCCGTCACCGTAGTATCTGTCGTCTCCATAGTAATCGGTCGGGTAGGATTCGTAACCCATCCTCCGGTATTCCCGGTCCTCCATTTCATGACGACGTTCGCGCTCTTCGAGCCTTCTTTCCCTTTCTTCCAGCTCGTTTTCGCGTTCTTCCATTTCCTTCATCTTCTCATGCATACCGTAATGATCATAAGGAGGAAGGAACCCATGTCCGTACTCCATGTACGTTCCATCAGCACGCCGGCTTCTGCCTCTGCCTCGTCTGTCTTCTATCTCGTCATATCCAGGATATTCTCTGTGTCCTGAATTTAAATCATATACTATCATATTATACTTATTTCAAACGTTCTACAATTAACTTCTTTAAATCTTCGAATGAATCAGTAAGGTCATTCACCTTATTTTCTATACCAGCTATTTTACGATCCTGCTCTCTCGTTTGTTTGAATGCCGGATTGATGTCTTCTAATATAGATTCACAAGCCTCTATCTTGGCACGATGGGTATCTACGCTGTCTATTATGTCTTGACTGGTGCTTTTTATAGCATTCAGTTCGTTCATAATCGGATCTATGCTGGTAGATAATGTTATACCCATAGCCTTAGCCACATTCTGGGATTCCGGAACCGTATAGGTCTTGGTTTCGCCAGTGAGCTCTACCGTCAGATCCACCACGCGGGTCTGCATCGCCTGATACTGACCCGGCTGAGGAGGAAGATACCTGGGTTCGGATACGGCTACTACCTTTCCCAATTCGTATTTAGGTACTGTATTAGTATCAAGGGTATGTACCTGAAACCCCTTCTTCAAATCTGAAAACATGATCAAAATATTATTTAGGTGAAAATAGGGTGATGATCTCCATCACCCTACTGAAATCATTTACCTGCTTTAACTTCAGACGCCTGGGCTGCCGCTACTGGAACACAGCAATCCATTAATCTTAACACGCCACGAACTTTATTGAAGTACAGAAGGCGTTCTGTGCCATTTACCATAGCAGCACCCGTTACAGCTACGTTAATAGGGTTCACGACATTCACTCCCGTAACCGAGCAACAGGTGTCGGCTCCTACTGTTGAAACTGTGCTGTTTGCCGGGACCGCAATCTGTACCGGTAGAGCACTTCCGGCTGTGGGGACTACTTGCCTTATCTTAAGAAGGATAAGACCCTCACACGGAAGGGCGATCCAAGCCCGTGGGTTAATACCGAAGATTGTATTTGTCGTACTGACAATAACATTCTTCGTAACCATCTCATACAACGATCCTATTTTAGAAACACAAGCCATATTAGCCTCCTCTCTTAATAAAATCAGACAGCAGCGTTGTTATTGCAACATCCGTTGTTACATCCACATCCGTTATTGCAGTAACCTCCTCCGAATACCTGTCCCCAAGAATAAGCCTGGTAAGGAGAACAAGAGGGGTAGGCTGGGACGGCCGTCGGGCGTAATTGACCAACGATATTCTGGGTTTGTTGCTGAGATAATGCCGAAGCTGTCAAAGCCGCTTTTTCTTCACGAAGTTGAGCAATAGTGTTCTGCATCTCCCTCATTTCCAACTGACAGAATTTGTCGTTGATCATAACGGTTTGAGCGTCAAGTTTCGCAGACAAGATATTGAATTGGCTTGTAGCTTGCTCACGATTGTTAGCCAGACCTTGGTTGAGACCGTTCTGCAAGATATTGGTTTGTTCCAACGTGCGAAGCTGGTTATCAAAACCTTGCTGAGTAATCATTCCCTGAGTCTGGCAAGTGCTTTGATTGATCAACGAACTCAGATTGCAGCAGCAAGAGCTGATTTGATTTCCGATTTCACAACCTTGTTGTTGAACTGCGTTGATAACAGCCTGAGAAGTCATACCTACCTGACCAGCTACTTTATCAATAGCACCCTGTACGTTGCAGATAGCGTTCTGAAGTTGAGTAGTAGAACAGTTCAAAGCAGAAGCGATCTGATCTATAGCGCTACGATTACCTTGAATTGCCTGCATCAGAAGCTCACGACCGTAATCGTTATTCAACTGAGCGGGTAAACCATTGGCGCAACAATCACCACCATTTCCAAAACCGTTACCGAAGCCGCGTCCACCCCACAGCCAGAACAAAACAATTATCCAGAGCCACCAACCGTTAGCCCCACCGAAACCGTCCTGGTTATTACGACCGTTCATCAAAGCCGCCACCAGATTCGGATCCATTTTATTACCACCTATCAAATTAGCAAACATGCCGGGAATCATTGAAAGAAGACCGTTAGTGGCTGCACCACCACCGTTAGCCCCGGCTCCATCTAAAAGGACGATTTTATCACCACCCATAATTTTATAGTATTTAATTGTTAAACATACGTGCATGAAGCACGTAACAAAGATCATGATTGCAGGGTGGAATACAGGTATGTTTGTTTCCTATAGAAGAGAAGTATTTTCAGCAAAAACGGAAGTATAATACACAATAATTAATTTTCCCCCATTTAAGGGGAAAACCTGATAATCATAAACTTTTGCCTTTCCCATTTTGGGTAAAGCACTGTAAAACAAACCAGGGCCCGCATCACTGCGAACCCTGATCTACACTAATCTAAACTAATACCATGAAAAACTTAAATCTAAAAACTAAAGAACACACAAATGTATGAAAATGTACGCTTTTCACAAAGAATCTGTATCCTGTTCTTTTGTGTGATTCAAGACATGGGATATAGTTCTGATACTTAATCCGGTTTGATTTTGTATCAGATTATAAATATAGGATTTTGAAACTACAGTTCTTAATTGACCTAAATCATTCATAATGTTTTTATACATAAGATGAATGCTGTTATTACGTTTGATGGTACTGATTCTCATTTCCTACCGTTATTAGTTACGTTCTGTTCTTACCTTCCCTATTTTCTATAATCCCTTCCTGAAACTAATATTGCAAACTTAATAAAAATAATTCATAAACAACGAAAATCTAACTTTTCTTGTATGTTATTGATATACGTGCATATATAAGAAAAGTGAGACTTTCACAAGCCTCACTTCCCAAATTATAACTATGAAAAAACTATATTATATATATACAAAAATTATTTGCATTCTAATTTGTTAAGATCATCCAATTCAGACTTGCTTATGGTCATATCTTGCGTCAAGCCAGATCTGTTTTGGTATGGAGCGTAATCGGTTTCTACTGTCTTAGCCTTCTGGGTAGAATCGTATTTCACCTCCGATTCGGTCCCTGTCAGATTTTGGTAGATAGAGCCGGAACTACTTTCGCTTACTTTAGACCATATCTTATTACCTACTCTTATAAAATTATCATAAATACCTTCGGCTGTTATAACACCATCTTGCTCTACGATATTAGGGCCCGATTTTTCTTTTAACAGATACGGGTGCCTGGTGTAAAAATAGTGTTCAAAATCATTCCCGGCATACGAAGAGTCATACTTCTCCAAATAAAACAATTCTGATAAAAAAGGGTCGGTACTGGTCATGCTATAATCAAACAACATCAACCTGTCTTTTCCAGATAAAGATAATTCTATTGATTTCAAAATATCAGGATCATCAGAAATAAGACCCAAAGATGGACCAGGTTTGAAGTCAAGATACTTATAGGCATTATCATATAATTTTGTTTTATGGAGTTTGTTGTCAAGGTAAGATTGGTATAAATCGAATAAGGATAATGGGTTTTCGCTATCTTGTTTTTTGTTCATGTACCGACTAAATTCCCGATCCACATCCACATAAGGGACGCTGGGTACCGCCGGATGCCCAAACGCCAGCCTGGTCATTATCATGTCCTCCGTGTTCTGAGAATCCATAAACGATCTGACGTATTTTTTTATAGAATCCATGAGCGTATTATCATCTACGTTCCATACTTTCTCTTTATCCAAAACGCCGTTCTTAAAACAAGATTCAGGATATATTTTAGCGGGGAAGTAAGTTTGATTGTGCTTAGCCAATGCCGTTGATATTTGATACATATCATTAAGATCATCTTTATTGATCCTTTGATATAAATTATCTTCCACCTTAAGCAATGAGTGCTTCTCAAATGTTTCTACTGGATCTATATCGGATTCAGAATAAACGATATTCAAATTATCCATATTCTCTGGTAACGATCTAAAATAATAATCTGTACTATCACCAAGAACATCATCGATAGAAGATGCCAGCGTAGGAGCATAATTCACATCATTGTGCCTGGCCACATAAATATCAAGATCCAGCATCAAATTATCTATCTTAGCCAAAGATTCTTCTGTGCCATCATAAGCCTCTGACGCCCCTATTATATCTATGCCAAACCACATACAAGCCTCTTCTATATCCCACATCATGCTTCTTAAATCAGATTCGGTGTCAGCATTAACCCTATTTAAATAAGCTGATATACGAGCTCTTAGAAATTCTATTTTACCGGGATTATAATAAGACAGGTCTTGTAGCTTAGATAAAGACCTTTTCTTTCCTTCTACCACATCATCGCCTTCTATGTTTATTACCGGCATTTTTTTCATAGATGAAAACTCATCAAACATAGATTCAGCAAATTTTTTATCAGAAACAAATTTCTCGACCAGCTCAGGATACAGGTTCCTCAACGATTCAAAAGCAGATGAAAATTCAGAAAAGTTTTTTATGCCGCCTACTGTTTTGCACATAGCCCAATAAAGCTCAGAAGGATTATATGGTACTTTTTTACCAAATTGGTTAAACACTCCCTCCTTGTAAACAATAGGACCATACTGATAGCCAACAGACATAAAATAATTATCCTTTTCCCTATCATGTTCGTTAATAGAACAATCTATTAACTTTCTCATGGAAGTCGAAACCTCATTTAAAACAGAAGGATCGGATAAGATACGACTTATCTCTGTTTCATCATACAAACCGGATCTCCTTAATTTCTGCTCATTCAGTATCAAACTGCCATCTACATAAAAATCGAAGAGGATAGCATTAGACAATGAAGACGCATTGAAAAAATAATGAGTAGACAAAAGGAAATCCCTTACATCCTTAATGTCCTGAGCCGTTAAAGGATCAGCAAAATAAGTCTGACGCTTCATATACGACAGCACGTCTTCTAAAAGAGGTTCGCCATTGGGATCGGTATTAAACATCTCCCCTGGAGCCGGGTTATTCCAATGACCGTAATACGACAAAAAACCAGGAGTGTAAGCCTTAGCCCATACCTGAAGAGCCCGCTCACTGTTTCCTAATACCTTTAAAGCACTTTCGTAAAGAACGGAAGGCTCCCCGTTAGGAGCCTCAACCCGTTCTATTTTATTTTCCTTCTTTTCTATCTGACATTTGACACCCATGTTATGAAAAATATTAAATTCAATAAAATCTATTACATTTCTTTATAAGTTTCGGAATGTACCTTCTTAACAAAATACATTCGTAATCCTTACCGGGTTAAACAATAACCCTCTATCGATTATCCTACGAATTGATTCACAAGAATCACCGACTACTTTTCTCATAATGTTTAATGCTCCATTTACATCGGCATTAATGAGCTTTCCTGTAGAGGATTGAAATAATCCTCGTTTTCTCCTTTTTCCTAAATAGTTTTCATGTTTTCCTATCTTCTCAAATGCAAGAGAATCACATTTTGAAGTATATGATTCTTCATTGATAACTATTTCAATACCAGCTAATTCACATTTGTATTCTAAGTAACTAACTAATCTCGCAAAAGGGATTTGGGTAAACTTTTGGTTATTCTTTTTACCTATATTTACATTTTGTTTCCATCCCTTGTTATAGCCTACAACTAATTTTGTTATCTTGGAATCGATAAGTAAATCAACTATCTTTCTACTGATTTTATGAAAAACATCTTCTATGTACTGTTCTCTATCATAATATAATTTCTTCATTCGTTTCGTTATCCCTTTTATCTTTTGTAAATCCTTGATACTATTTAATTTAGCAAGTATTTTATTAAATAATTGATTGTATGATTTAACAAATTTACCGCTAAATAGAACAGTAAAATATTCACTAACTAATGTTACAAGATTGTTTATTCCTAAATCAATGGAAGCTATTTTCTCTTCTCTACCTTTAGACACTTCAGTATCTTTTACCTCATAAATGATTTCTATCTTATATCCACACGCTAACGGTTTTATTCTAATCTGCTTGAAATCTTTTATCAAATCAGAATACTTCTCATATTGAGGAATGGGTATTGAAATATCTTTTGATAGGATTATTTTCCCATCTTTTATTTTGCAACTCTGGCTCGTGTAATACAAATTGAACTCAGAACCTCTCTTTTTGTAATTTGGAAGACCTGGTTTTTCTTTGTATTTATTATGATTTTTCTTATAATCTTGGACAGATTTGTAGTAACCTTTAATGTTTTTATCAAGAATACGAAGAACTTGTTGTGAACATTGCGCCTTTAATAATCTATAATTAATATCTCCATCCAAGTTCTTAGTATTCTTCATGATAGTATCAAGTTCAAAATAAGATAACCACTTATCTTCTTTAGAAAGTGTTTCTCTGAAAATATATAACGCCTGATTGTACAAGTTATTGCTAATCTTGCACAAAGATGATATATTTTCATTCTGACCTATGTTGAACTTATATACTAATCTCATGATTTTTAATACATTAAATGCTGTTTACAAATCATACATCTAAGATACGAATTACATTTGTATTACAGAATAGAATCTATTATTTTTAATGTTATTTTGCACCATAGTGATAAATATTTTAGGCAAAGTTAATTATAAAACCGACTTATACAATGACGGATCCCAAACTCCTTCTATATAAATCTCTGGAAAACTCAAACTGCCATCACGAAGAGTGGTAACTTTCAAACTGGGAATGTTAAAAACAGTGCTAACATCACTAAACTCACCATTCAACTTAATAGCATTTCCACTATTATCAGCTTCATAATAATAATAACAATAATTTTCATTAAGACTCGGATCATATTCGTACCAATATGTTAGATCTTGCATATGGTCTTCTATATTACCAATTTTATTTCCACCTAATATAAAAATACCATTATTGCTATGATGATAAACCGTAGATTCATAATTACCATAATTCCAGTCACTATTAAACACTATATCACTGACATAGGAATCATGATCTTTTAATACAGGCCCTATATGTATATGGATTTTATTAAACTGACATACATAAGGTCTTTTTCCTCCAAGCCTTTTTATATCTTCATTGGATAACTTATTATAACATCCTCCCACAAAATTATCCGCAGCATTAAAAAATCTCCTTCTCATACTCAACACTCCTTGTTTAACTCATTTATCGAATCCGAATTATCAGAACCTTCTACAAGATTCTTATTCCTATCTATCTCTTCCTGGCTCATGTTACTCATCATATTTTGTATTTTTCTACCAGATTGAGATAAAGAACGGATGAATGCGCTGGAACTTATCTTAACTCCAAGATCCGGTTTTGCCCTAAACGCTTCACCGGTACTGATATTATACAAATCATACACACCTGAGTTCATATAGAATTTATATATCCAGTTTCCACCAGCTTTTTTGTACCCTAATTTGGTTAACTCGACTACACTCATACCAAATTTAATGCCATTACGACCCATTATCTTCTCCGGTATAGGTTCTACCTTAGCCGGAACAGATGTATATGCTTCATCGCCGCCGTACAGGAAATAAGGGGTTGTCACCCTTGATATGTGAGTAAGCGACTCTTCGGATATACGAAGCTCATCTTTCTCAGCCTTAGATTCTTTCCTTGGATTGGATATTCTAATAAAAGGATCGTATGTCAAAAAGGTTAAGCCGTATTCTACTTTATAACCCGACACGCCGTTAAGATCCCTTATAGCCTTAGTCGTATGCGAGTGGTTGATGGTGTCTATCCCGTACCTTGATTCCATATCGGTCATAATGCTATTAACTTCATCCCCCTCTACATAAACCTCTTCTCCTTCCGGAATAGAGGTTATGCCGGAAGCCCTTCTAAGTAGCCATAAAGTAACTTCAGCAATGTCAGAGAACTTATCTCCGTTCTTTCTATAGTTATCTACTCTTCCTTCTTGAGATCCAGGTAATTCGACATTTCCTTTAACTTCGACATTTGTTCTGGATTGTCCTTTGCCTTCTCCATCTCCCTTTTTATCGCCATCTTCCTCAGTGCGTACTGCACCGCCTTCTGCACTTCCTTCTTTTCCATTATTTGAAATATTATCTGATTCTGACTCTATAGACTCCACAACAGCGTCATACTCTGGAATGCCGCTAAGGAAATCTGCTACGTTATTCAAAAACTCTATTTTTTCCTCGTTTGTCATATCAAGGCTTTCCATAGGCTCCCATATGGCAGGCAAGTTATTTGATTCTATTGCAGTAGAAACATCTTCTACAGTTTGATTATCTACCGTAGGCAAAACTTCAGAAACCAAACTATTGATGTCAGATTCCATTTTTTCTACTTCCTCTTTTGTGCCATATTCTTTTAGGGTATCCATGCCATTGATTCTAAGAGAATAATTCAAAGCCTTGCTTGGAACAAAATTAATATATTTCAAAAAGTTTTTCAACTCTGATATAATTTGTTCGTCAGATCTTGGACCAACATAATCCGCTACTACCTGATCCGTTTGAGAACGAAGCCAAGAAACATATTCTTCTAAGGTCTTACCTCCCTTTTTAGAAGGAGTGGATATTTTATCACCTACTGTTCCTTTAGGTTCTAATCCCATTTCCTCCTTAAGACTTTTAGGATTACCTCTCTCACGAAGAAATCTCAAATCACCTCCTACAATCTTCCTTGCTATAAAATCAAAAATATTAGCATAAGGCGGCAACCCTTCTTTTTCTATATGAGATTCTATTTCGTTTAACATAAGAGAGAAGTTTTTTCTGGAGGTGCGCTTCTTGCCATGTAAGGACTGCGCATCTTGTGCCGCAGGAGCCGGCTGAGCTAATGGCGCCGGCTGAGTCTCCCGGGCAGCCCCTTCCTCTGGCATTTCCTCTTCATAAACTTCCACATCTTCTACCTTAGAAGTAACGGTCTTACCCTCATCAGAGAAAGGAAGATCATCCTCTATAAGCGATTTAGGCCTGGAAGATGATTTGCCAAACTGAATCCTGATCTTAGGAGCGACAAACATCTCACCTTCGAAATCTATTCCAGATTCTACTTCAGACGTCACAATGTCTTTCACGCTCCTACTTCCATCTTCTACCCACTTAACAACATCAGGAACCGTAGATAATTTTTCTATAGCCTCACGAGCTTTTCTAAGCCCTGAAATAGGATTCAAATACGATACTTGATACGAAGCTGGATCAAGACCTAACTTGGTTAGATACGCATTAAGATCTTGTATGTCATCTTGACCCATCTGTAACAATTCAGAGTCACCGGATTCAAGCAGCATATCTATAAAAGAAATCCATTTCTTTCCTTCCTCTGATTCCACAGAACGTAGACTAACCGGGAAAAGATAATTAAGACCGTTTTTGCCTTTGATGACAACTACCGGAACTCTTACATTTTTGTAATTATTCCCCTTGTCATTTAATATAGAATAAGCAAATGGGAAGCCTGTGTATTTAGAGCCGTTCTTAAGCACGACTTTGCCATTTAAGACATACCCCACATCAGATACTTTTTCAGCTCCTTTTTCGGTAATAGGGAGATTTTCTACCTGACCATATCCTTGACCGTTTACCTTCATGTTAAACACCGGTCTTCCAGGAAGGGTCTGGGCAACAACATGCGTGCCGACGCCGATGGTAGCCGACCGGCCGGCGTCCTTCTTCCACTTGTTAAAAGCCGTTCTTCTTATCTTACTTATACCATCTATGCCCCCTGTGTCAGCTTTTACAACAGAAACGAATCTGCTCCCACTCATGACCTTGACAACCATATTGGATACCAGTTTATTCTCAGCAGATTCTATTCTTTTTTTATCGCCGGACTGAACAGCGTCATTGTATTCGGCAAAAAGAGACTGATTATAGGTATCATTTACATCTATTTCGAGATTAACCTTATCTCCTTTTTTCAAAGAAGATAATGCTTCCTGATCTATTTTATCTACCTCATTCTCTCCGAATCCGACACCTGTTCTGTACGGAACCAATTCATCTGAATCAAGACGCTTATAAACCAAAGAATAGGAATTACCCACGTCCTGAATAGACACGTCTGTGTAACGGTTAAGAACACGAGCCGATTCTTTGTCTATAGACCATCTCGCATGATAAGGCAATTCAATTATAGTAGCCGTTTCTCCACCTATATTAAGAGAATACCTTTTAGTGCCATTAGCGTTCGTTTCAGAGCTTATTTGAATAGGAACCAATGATTTTATAGAAGACATAAATTTATCGGCTCTAAGACCTGCAATTTCATACCTTTCGTTGCCATCGTTGGATATTCTTCTAACCATCAACGTCTCTGGATTCTGGGCGCTATCTATGTTAGCTCCAGGCGTATTATCGGATTCATCTAACTCATTTACAAGAGAATCTATATTGGTATCATCCTCCCCAAAATTACTTAACGTAGATTCGGAAATACGACCTTTATCAATAATCCTGTTTTGTTCGATATAAGGAAGGAGATCTGTGATGTTTCCAACCTGGCCAAGATCTTCTATGGTAAATACCGAATCGGCAAGCTTATCTTCGTCAACCTTCTCCCCTTTATCCCGTCTGTTCATTATATCAACATACGAAGAAATAGCATCATCAAGTTCCTTCCTTTGATCTGGTTCTAAATTGGATTTAGCCATATCAATAATAGCTTTATTATCCTCATACACAGATCTCGGACTTGTAAGCCTATCAGCCTTCTCAGATAATGATTTTATGAGATTAACAGGACTGTCACCCAAAGATGATACATAATCATCAAAATCTTGTTTGTATTTATCATACACATCTTTTTCTCTCGCAGTAAGAAGATCAGCATTGCCTGTATATAGTTTATCAATTATAGACTGCCTTACGGCCGGAACCATAATAGGATTATCCATAGCAGCCTCATAATCTTCATCCGATACAGACTCCGTAAGCGGTGACTCTTTTATATCATCTTCTGCTTCCCTCATCCTATCTTCCCTTACTTTATCAAGAGCATGCATAAAAGCCTTGATAGTCCAAGCTTCGTCTTCCGAAATCTTACCTTCTGACACAGCTTGATCTACTACCTCATCAGTATCATATTCACCAACTTTATTAGGCTCTGCAAAATCAGGAACCTTATCATCCCCCTTATAAGGAGTAGACCATAGAGAAGACAGCGCTTTTGAAAATCCCCTGTTTTCCTCAGCTAAGAATCTTTTATCAAGCATCTTAGACAAGAAATTATTCATATTCCTATAGTCCATCAAACTCCTACGGTATTCATTTACCAAGGATCTCATGGCTTTGTCTTTGGCTGTAAACTTCTTTTCCTGTCTTGATTTTACATTAAAATAATCATCAAAAGCCACAAGAGTATCATAGGCTTCTATTACATCTTGTGAACTTATGGGAGAAAGAGGAGATGATAAAACAGATTCGGTTTTACTTACCAACTCTTCTATCGAAAACTCTTTTCCTATTAACGTTGATAACTCAGACAACGAATTATTGTAATTGGTTCTAAGATCTTCCAATTCTTTGGTTTTTCGTTGTATGGACTCAGCTTGTGGGTCTTTTCCATCTACGTTACGAGGACGGGTGGCAAGATCTTCTATTTCGGATTCAAGTTCTTCTATTCTTGACCGTATGCCACGAATAGCCATAGCCCGCTCCCTCGCCCTGCCCGACAGCCGGGAAAACGTACTTAGCGCATCCGCCACGCGAGGCTGCCCCGAAAGCGTTTCTATGACAGAAGCTATGTCTTTCATCCTTGATTCTGATTGAAGGCCAAGGAAGGCATTACGAGCTACGTATTTTCTAAATTCGATCTTAGAGTCATCACCTATAAGATCTTCGGCAAAACTCTGGGCAGATCTGAAATCAGAAAGACGATTGTTATAATTATCAATAATAGAATCCTTGTATTTCTTTGCCTCTTCCAAAGACATTCCGTTAGCTTCGGCTATTTCTGAAATAGGCATCATATCAATCATCTGCCGGAAATTTTCAGCCGAATCCTCTAAGGTTCCCATTTGGTTGTCAATAGACATCTTTTCAAACATAGCATCATCAAGCTCCTTGCCGGTCATAGACTGAGCATCGGAACGAACTTGAGGCCCTAAACTCATTGACTTTTTCAACGTATTCAAAGCCGCCGTATTAAGATTAGAAGATGCTTTGTTATATTCATTTACTTGCCTTTCCAGCAATATCCGACTATTACTATACTCTTTCACTCCAAAGAAGCCTTCCCTCATACCGAACAAAGAACCGATAATAGCACCGATTCCTATTTCAGTCCACCCTTCTTTAGATGTATATTGTTTTTTAAATCCTTCAGAAATAGCATCAAGAACATCGACGGCTCCGTTCATAGCCACATTGTCATATCTTGACTTAACATATTCTTCAGCCGTATTCTGTACAGCACCTTGAGACCCTTCTTCCCATAAGCCTTCGGACACAGGTCTTTTCATGATATTGAAAACATTACCAGCTATCTTCTGCCCTATATTGGGATTAGTTATTTTAATAGCCATCTCTCCCGGCTTCGCAACTTCCGTCCCTAATCCAAATAAATGCTTGTTGAGCTTCTTTTCCAACCCTGGTATAGCCTTGCCTCCTAAACCTATATACTTGCCAAAAAGAAGCCAGTTAGATAATCCTACTATACCCATATTGGCAGCAAATATTGCACTACCTACATCAGCATTAGAATTACGAAAAACAGCCATTTCCTCTGCATTAGGATCACGACCATAAATCTTACGATAATAATCCTTGAAATCAGACTCGGATTGCTTCATAAAAGAATTTGCTTCAACCGATGATTCGAATCCGGCACTGGTAGCCAACAACGTCATGGTCTTAGCCGCCTCCCCTACATTTCTTCCGGTAGCAACCCCTTTTCTTACATAGTCGTTAAACACACTTTTAAGGCTTCCTATGCCCCTATTGGCAGCTTGCCTTGCTGCTAACTTAGCTCCGATTCTTCCGCCTAATTTGGCGCCTATATTACCTAATGAACCAACTCCCAGTCCTCCGGTCATGTACGCTGATATCATGGCTCCTACAGTAAAAGACATTCCATTACCAAGGACGTCATTCCATAAGAAATTACCGGTATCCTTAAAAAGCTTCTGACCGAAATTATAATCTTCTACCTCTTTCCTGTAATAATGGGGAAGAAGCATGTCTATTTGCTGGTCAAGATCACCTACAAACTTATCCATGTTAGTGTTTAACGCAGCTTTGTAACTTCCCTCAGATGCCATATTGATAAGTTTGTCAGGCAATGACACGACTCCTTGCGCACCGTACAATGCTGACTTTAAAGCGAATTTACCTACACCATTCCAAAACTTACTCCATCCACTCTGTCTTCTGGCATAATAATCCTCATTGTTTATACCCGGGATATAATTGGGATATTTTGTACGCCATACCCCATCATTGCCCATCTGATGACTTTCACGGATACTTACCTTCGGTCCATAGGGATTAAGAGGCGGCGGGGCAGGTGTAGCCCCCCTGTAGCTGTTACGAGCCAGTGCCTCCGAATAGCTGTTGCTTATCTCCTTGGCTATATACGGTTCTTCGTATTCGGCAGCAGCTATCCTTGATGCGTAATCCGGAAATTTAGGTTGGGCATACACACCTTCACCAGGCATATAATTAGGAACCAGAGGCGTTGTCGTCTCTGGTAATGTAGCCGGAGTGTAATTCTCTTCTTCGGCTAATTTCCTTTGCCTTGCCACATCTTCGTAAGTGGTTTTAGCAGCAGGATTATATCTATCTATATTATTGTCAGCCATAAATTTTCTGCAAAAAATCGTTCAACTTACTAAACTTATCATTCATGTTGGGCGTGATATTTATTCCTCTCATATACGGATCTCTCATCTGATCAAGACGTTCTTGAACAGCCTCCTTCACGTATTTTACAAAGAAGTACTGAGGACACTTCTGGTGAATACTATTCCAGTAATCCGCATACTCATCATTACCTGGATCCAAAGGAACAAAATCCGAAAACAACAATGCAGGATTTTTAGAATTTTTAGTCCTTTTGTCATAGAAATTGACCGCTACCTCTCTCGAACCCCTATCGTCCATTCCTTCCAACTGAACTGATATGTTATCAGACATGTCAATAAAATTATCAACAAGGGTTTTAACAACATTCATTTCTTCTGGCTTAAGGTAAGAACCATGAACCTTTACTATATCATAAAGATCATTCTTAACATCAGCCTTAGAAGCCAAACGGGGAAGGCCATTACGTATAAGATACTTATCATAAGAATAACCTTCCTTCTTTCCGGTATCTACAAAATCACAGGTTCCAAAACTTGATTTGTAACCATCCACCGGATAATTACGCTCCTCGACCGAAGGATCTATACCTGCCTTAAGAAGTTCATCATTCGTAATCTCAACCCTTTCTGTAACATAAGAGTTTTTACCGGAACCTACTTGAGCAGTCAAAAATCTTCTAACAGTGCCATTATCTATCTCGGCGTCCATATTAATGGCATTAATAGCAGTAGGATCCAGATTATTTACCTTTCCTGCCATGTAACCAGACAATCTTCTAAACTGAGCCTTCTGCAAAGACTTTTCCGGCGAATCGGCATTCCAATTGTATCTTTTATAAGAATCAAGGTAATGATACTGAGATAACTTATCAGAAATCTGATCGGGAGATACAGACATTTTTATCTCATCCTGCATCTGACCTGCTATCATATCAGACACCCTACTGTTTTTCTCAGCATATCTTAGCTGGGTAATAGTCAATGGTTCACCTTCCTGATAATCTTTTAAATCTATATCACCATCCTTATCTATGGTCATATAATCAGATATATTAAAATCAGGATCGCCATTGAGTTTCTTCATTCCATTAATAAGAGCCAATGTACCGGTAGAAGAACCATTATTCTCGCTTGTAATAGCATCAGATATGTTTTTCCCCAACTTACCAGCACTCACCTTAGCTCCTAATGACGGAGATATAGCACTAAGAATATCTATTCCTCTTGAAGGGTCCATCATGTATTCTCTGAACCCTACGGCATCAGATACACCAGTTGTTATGGCTGTGGCGAGTAGGAAGGCTCCAGCCTTGTCATCTGTATCGGTAAGATTTATAAAAGAATTTCCTTTCATAAGCTTAGCATTACGAACTTTCCTGATAATATCCTTATTTTTTTCAGTAACTATATTATCTATTTGATAATCAGTTATGTCATTTATAGCTTTTGTGGCTCCATTTGCCTTAGAATCAGAAAGAAGTAAAGCATCATAAGCTTCAGATAATCTGTTATTGCCTTGTCCGAAATATCCGTTTTTCTGACCTCCATTATTTTTTAAATAAAAATATATCCGTTCTTCAGGAGTCATATTAGCATACAAACCAGGATCAGACTTTTCTTCTTCGTATGATGCTGCAATGATATTGCTTCTATCTGTAGGAGATAATGAATTATATAATTTCAATAAATTTGCTCTACGCTCCGTGGAAGAGGATGTGAGTTGTTCATAAGGGATATTAGCCAAATTAATAGACCCAATCTTACCCGTTCCGGAATTGATAGCCGTAGGCCCGTCCATAGGAGCCATCGGCACTCCTACACCGCCTGTTCCTCTTGTGCCTGCGGATGAGCTTTCAGTTCCCATCTTGGCACCGTAAGTACGCATGTATTCGGTTTCAATCTTGGCCTGAGCGAGTTGCTCTTTTGCCAACGATATTTCAACCATAGACTTAGCATTATCAGTCAAAAACTTTTGCTGAGCCCTATCCTCTGCTAACCTTGCAAAATAAAGATCATCTTTCTTCCTTTCAAAACTTGTATTGTCGTATCTCCATGCATCAACCATCTTATCGAAAAGATTATTGGTGACAACAAAATTAGCAGCAGCTACCGGATCTGACGAAGCTATTATCATATCTGCCTCCCTCTTGGCTTCGGCTTTCTGATTTTTAGCTTCCTGTATCTGACTGTCAATACGATCAATAATATCCTTATTATCCCCTACTGATTTCTTTTTTGCTTCCAATGCTCCTATGTGCTTATCGTATCTTTCGACATAAGACCCAATGTATTGACTAACCAAATCCGGATTACTAAACACTGGATTGGTGGCTGCCATGTATGATGCTTCTATTCTCATCTGATTCCTCATGTTTTCAGATAAGTTAGCAGACACAAAATTCCTTATCTGGGAATCAGTAAGCTCATCTACGTTGACTTCTATGATTCCACCAGTAGGATTACCTTTAACATCATATTCTGTTGTCTGAATCTTCTTGCCTTCGTTGTTTTTCCTAAAGTCACTGACCAACTTATTTATCTCCTTAGTATAATCGACATAAGGAGAATAATGAAGACCTCCTAACCTTGATCCTGCTTTACCATCTGACCTCCATTTGTAATAAGGGTCCAAAGCATGCCATTCATTAATAGGAGAATAAAGTTCAGGATGATTCTGTTTTATAGATTCTATTTCCTTCATAACCCTCTTGCCTTCTTTTGTGCCGGCAATAGCGTTAATGACCGTATCATCCAACACTGAACTGATCTCTCCTTGTATGGCTCTCGTAACACCATCAGAAGAAAGATCCACGCCTTTGAATTTTTGATTGATGTTGGCAATCACACCTGACATCTTATCTTCCATATAAGCGCGGGCTTCAGGCTTATCTATCTCTTGACCCATAAGATAATCTACCTGGGTATAGATCTTTTCACGAGCAGCATCAACCTTCTGCTGTTTGTACATCATGACGTCCTTAACAAGATCTATGTTGTAAGGACTAACATACGGGGCATATTGCCTTAAAATACTATACTGTGAAGCCACTATTTGGTCCTCCTTCTTCTTTTAATTTCATCATCTTCTTCATTTAAACTTCTCAAGTAAGGTGTAGAATAATCACCCATATTCATCACATCCTGATTACCTTGAACGTAAATAATTTGACCACTTGGAAGCATTCTCATATTTGGAGCTATGGAAGCTATGGTATTCAATGATGTACGAACATTGAACTTATTCTGTATCTCACTGTTTATGCTGTCATAATAACGAGCAAGATTTTCATCCCTTATAGCCATAGCCTTCAATAACCCAGATTCATAACGTTGCCTTTCCGCTATGTTCTTATCGTCTGTCTGAACATAAGCCATTTCATTGAATCTATCAGCTTCGTTTATTTGCCTTGCGTTATTGAAATTTACTTCGTTAATGTACTTGGCTATATTGCTTCCGGCTATGGCGTTCATATTAGCCAGAATAGCAGAGCGCTGGGAGTCGGGCACGTCACCTACTGCGTCCAACTGAGCCGATGTCGCGCGGTTGAGCTCGTTGATATACTGATCAGCAGATTGCAGAACCGGA